GCACATTGGGTATCCTCAACAAAATCCCGTAGGTTGGTCATGAGGTTATCTATTTTCCTTCTCTCATCCCCTTCCCCATCTCCTGAGACAATAATAGAAATGTGGTCAAGGATAATTAACTTACAGTCGTATCCTTTTACAAAATGACGTAACTTATCCTTAATACTGTCTTCTGAGGAACTACCCCAATGCTTATCGAATACAACTTTGTTTCCAAGATCCAGATCCTTGTACCAGTTTTCCCATTTATCTAAATCTCGTTCTTCCTGTGTATGTAGATGTAGTGGTTCATTAGCATGAAGAGCAAGTAAACCAATAGCAGAACGCTTAGTGTTTTCTTCTAGTGCATAGTAGGCAACTTTATGTCCTTGTAAGATAGTGTTGTATGCTACTTCTCTACAAAACTGTGACTTACCTACTCCTGTTCCAGCAGTAATACAAACTATCTCACCACAACGTATACCCCTAGTCATCTCATCTAACTTAGGGAATGGGTAAGGAATACTTACTTCATCATGTACTTTTATTATTTCTTCCCATATTTCATCCCCTGTTACTATTCCCTCTGGTTTATGAGGTTTAGCATTGTAGATTGCTTGCATGAGATCCTGTTGCCTGTTTTGCATCAGCAACTCATTAGCATCTTTCTCAGGAAGTTGAGCTATCTTGCATTTACCATAGGATAATAGTTCTGCTACTTTTTTTGTTGCTTTATCCCCAGCTTCATCAGCATCAAAACAGAGTATTACTTCAGGAAATGATTCAACCCATTCTAAGTTTTCTTTTATTTGTGTTACTGCATTACCAGCACCTTTAGTTATAGATACTACTGGTCTTTTAAAGTTAAAGACTTGTGCAACAGAAAGACAATCAATCTCTCCCTCTGTTATTATCAGAGGTTGAGGGTAATTCAGGTTCTTTTGTGGTTGGAACTTGTTCTGACCAAAGAGAAGAGAGGTCTTCCCCCTCCATTTGAAATCCCTGTTCAACCCCCTCGTCTTCTGGGCGATGTCTACTCCGTTCTCTGTAAAGCTGATTACTGCTGTTTTTACCCCGTCTAATAATGTTTTTTGGTAATCGTAGAATCGGCACGTTTCCTCTGTTATTTTTCGTTTAGGTAAATCTTCATAGAATAACTGATCCCTAGGAATTAAATTTAGTTTCTTCTTAGGTTTCTGTTCTGCTGTTTCTATTGTTTCTCCATCCATTGTTCCCCTTTTTTCACAAGTCCAGCACCAAGTGCTACCATCATCGTAAACTGATTTGTTATCTCTACTACCACAAGAATCACAAGATATATTCTTAACCCAACTTGCTTCTTTATAAGGATGTTTACCCATTAAAATAATCCTCTACATCGAAGTATGGTTTTTCCTCATCTTTTAATAATTGATCCTGACCTATAACTCTTGCATCTGGATATATTCTTTTAAGATGAGAAGTAAGAAGCAGTAATGAATCTAATTGCTCTTCAAAATAACTTTGTTCTGTTGGTAAACCTTCTAAGTTTCTACCACCTACCAAAGTTATACATAAAGAAGACTCATCGTAACCCCAAGTGTGACTACCATGTTCTTCTATTTCCCTACCCTTTTGTATTTCCCCAAATTTATCTATAAGAAAATGACAACCTACAGAGATCCATCCTAATGCTCTATGCAGTCTATCTAATTGTACAATGTCTAGTAGTTTGTCAGGTTTAGTATCAGTACAAGTAACAATAATAAAATCAGTCTGATTCCTTTTCTTTATATTCACCAAACCAAGAGGTAGGTACTCTTTTATGTGCGTAGATAAATCCATGTTTCTCAGCCCATTGTTGGTTGGTTCTTCTAGATCCTTGGTATCGTTGATTAAGGTTCATGAATACAAACCTTAAATCTATCTCTGGATATTGTTTTTTAAAGTTCTCGTACTTTCTTCTACTTTCTGCTCTTAGAAAACCTTTGATCTCTACATAGATACCATTAGGTAAAACTAAGTCAGGTGTATAAGTAGTAGGGATGTCTACACTAAACTTACATGGTTCGTATACACACCCCTTTTGCGGTAATGCGTTAAATACCTGCTCTTCAAAAGATGACCTAAAAATCGTCTTCTTCTTCAAAGATCGTTTCTTTTTCCCCTTCTTTAAATTCAAACCCTTCTTCCTCTTCAAATCCAAATCCATCTGAATTAGCTGAGTAAGGTACATGGTTGATAACTTGTACTGCCATTGGAATTAGTGACACACCGCAACCAGTTCCAGCGACACTCCAAGTTCTAGTTTTATATGCAATCTTGACAATAGAACCATTGCCGATACTAAAATCAGGATCAGTAATAACAATACCTTTAGCATCTACTACTGTAGGCTTCTGAGTAATGACATCACCTTTCCTAGTTTCGTACTTAGCTTTCATCTTAAACTTGAAAGCAATACCATCTTCTTGACCATCTACTTCATTTACTTTGTAAGGTGGATTTGCTTTCTTCGGCTTCTTACCATCTACTGTGTGTTCTGCAACAGCATCTGTAATATACTGATCAACAATAGATTTAAACTCTTCTGCTTCTTTACCTTTTAAAACAAGGTTCCCTTCATACACTCCTTGCGGATTATAATTAGTCTCTGGTCTTATCATTTTTAACCAGAGTGCTTCACCTTTTGGTGTTTTCTCTAATTGTTTCATTTCACTTCCTATGCGAAAAAGAATGGTGAATCCCTCACCAGATTAATATCCAAGTTCCCCCTCTCTGGTGGACTTGGTAATGCACTCTCTGGTACTACCATTGAGGCATCCTTTAGAAACTCTTCACATACATCCCATTGTTCATACATCTCAACAAAGGACTCTCGTAAGAGCTTCTGCATTAGTGGCATTTGTGCCACCAAAGACCCATAACTGTCATGAATCATCGTCACTTGATTTAAATCATGTTCTCTACATTTTTGTAAAGTAAGAGTAAGATGACTTGCATCCATACTATGAATAAAATTAGGTGGTGTAGCGTTACCAGTTTTCCAACTATCCTGTTTACTACCTATTGGGTTACCTTGGATATTAGCCATAATTAATTTACCATCCAGTACAGTCCTTATTTTTCTAGATCGAACCTCTGGATAATTTTGTACTACTACAAAACCACTTGGAGTTCTCCATTGTACTGGTACTTTCTGTTTTATAATCTGTCTTGCTACTGACTTAATCCATTGCATTCCATTAGTGGCTGCTTTTACTTTTACTTTAAGTGCATCTTGTATTTTACTTACTAACCAACGTGATTCTTTAAATGCATCTGTTACTTTTACACCATTATTAAAAGGCCATTCTACTTCTCCTGCATACTCTATTACATAACTATTGATGTATTCGGTAAACATATGAGGTGTACCACCATAAGGGAATGTCATAACTATTTTCTTCAGCATGGATCTATCTATAAGATCACTCTTTAACCAATCCCTTGCTAAAGGTTCATTAGATTCTTTTAGTATGGCTTTAACTTCATCTGCTACTTCTTGGTATAAGTCTTGTGGATTATTAGTATAGGTGAGGTTGCAATAGTGAGCAGTTTCCTCATCACCCAACATAGCAGAGTAATGCTGGATACCATTCTGACTACCATCGGTATGTACCCAATAAAAACTCTTGTACCCTAGTCCATTAGTTTTGTACTTTCTCCACTCTTTACAGAATGCTAGAAACTGCCAAGGTTCATCTGCATCAGTCCACCATTTAAAATCAAAAGGTGCTTTAGCACTCTCTATGATCTGATCAGTATGATGGTTAATCCACTTAACTCTGTTTTCCATATTGGTTTTATCAAACCCATACAAGTTTGCTCCTGCTACTGCCAAAGCATTTACTTGTTCATCTTCTGTAACAGGCATTCCAACTGCACTTTGTAGAAGGGATTTAGACCAATCTGGACCTTGGGGATGTAGGAAGTTGTGCATGAGGTAATATCTACCTCTGTAATCACATTGGGCTACATAATTAAACTGCTTGTGTTGCATTAAGTCTTTAGCCATTTGCAACCCTCTAACAAACTGCAACCTTCTGCTATACATCTGATTATTTTTTCTCATCAGCATGGCATAAGGTTTAGCCCACTTTTCCCATACTTCTTTTTGTTCTTCTGTTAGAGTTTTCTTTTGTGTTCCTGGGTATGGACATTGTGGTAAGTCATAAGGTTTGTTAGGTGGTATTCCTTCCCACTCTGCACCACTATCGTATGCCTTCTGCATCAACTCATACATTGGTATATTGATAGCAAACTCTGTCCTCTGCATTTGATTTAAAGCATCATATACAAGGGGCATACTTACATTATCTAAATCTTGATACCCTGTCTTTTTATGTAACTTAATTGCACGTAGTCCTTTTAGTTGACTAGTGTAATATCCACCACCTAATGTTTTCTCTTGCCAATCTCTAGGTGTTACTACACAAGGCATATACTGAGTAGCTATGTTTTCTCTATGCCTTTCCAACTTCTCTATCCATTCAAGAGCAGAAGGATTGGGAACCAACATATTAATGGTTTTTCTTTTATTGACATAGTTAGGAACTATATTAACTAACCCTGTTTCCCTATGTATAAGATGAATTAGAATCTTACCAAGCATTATTTTATCTCCATCCTCTAATGTAAGATCATGGAGATTTAATTGGGTCTTTCTAGAAAGTAACCAAGTCATAGCGTTTTTTTGTCTATAACGTGGATTTCGTTTCTGGTGTTCTGACTCTAAAACCCTCTTAAAATAATTTGGATTCTCTGTACGAAAGGTACGTAACCTATGTTCATCTTGTATAGCATTACCTATGGTCCTTGCTACACGATATTCTGGATGGGATTGGGATAAACCATCTAGCGTACATATAAGTGCTAGATAAGCTATTGTTTCGTCTTCTAGTTCAAGAGACTCAACAACTTCTATGAGGTGAGTAGCGTATGCTGGTTTACCAGTTTTACGTTTATCTATCCATTTTCTAAAAGCAGTAGAAATAGGTTGTACTGCTTCTGACATAATATAACGTACAGAGGGGAGTCTAGTCCATGACTCTTGATCTTTAGCATCCTTGCTAACCCTCTGGTAACGTCTTTTACCTAACCTCTTACCTTCTAGCTCAAGGTTTAACTGTTTTTCCAGTACGTTTTGATACATAAACCCCTAACTTCCTGTCTAGGATTACTTCATCTACTACCTTTAATGACTCTATTTCTAATTGCATTCTTGCTATTGCAATATACTTTTCACCACAACCTTCACATTTAATAATACTGCTACCTGAATGATCTCTAAATTCCTTATGTGTTTTACCACAATGAGGACACTTACTTTCTACTCTCATAATGCTCCATACATTCTACACATATTATGTGTTTACCTAATTTATTACTGGTAAGTCTTTTACATTCAGAACAAGGTACATAACTATGGTTACCCAATATTTGTTTCCTCATAAACTGCTGGTTTAAAGTTTCGGTCATAGTCATCTCTTTCTGCTTGTTGTATTTGTAATTCTTCTTTCTTATCATAAATCATCTGTACACAAGCAGAATAACCAGCAAGATCAACCAAGTTATCCTCTTTATGTCTATATATTTCTCTGGCTATTTTCATACCAGCTAACATAAGTGCAACCTTCTCTGGTGGTACTGGATCTGTATCTAGTATTACACCCCAAATAGTTCCTATTCTTTGACAATTTTCCAATGGGTGATCATAAGCCCATTGTCTGTCACCATTAACTAGTCTTTCTGCTTGTTTATTTACTGACTCTTTCATGTACTCCAACTAATAAATTTTTCATTTTATGATTATCCTCATTAATTTTTTGTACCAGCAACCATGTATCATCTGTTACTCTTTTAATCTCTTTAAACCTTTTCATACAAGTTCTATATATTATTTCTGTATCCCTGTGATGAAAGGCATCTGATAACTCTATTTCACCATCAGTTATCAATTTAATTATTTCTTTTGCACTCATGTAATATGGATCTATTTCTGACATATTATCCTTTCACAAAATTAAAATTAATGGGCAAGGTAAAGCTCCACACTTTATTCAATTTAAGCCCAACCTATGCAATGTTGATTTAAATAGATCCTTGCCCATTTCATACTGCTTCATAGTACAAAGCAGTTAAATCTTTCATAAATTGTTTATCGTATTTAGCTACTTGATTTGCTGGTACAAACTTATGTTTAATTTCACCATCTACTAGTATTTCTACTCTCTTTTGACCTTTGTTCTTTGGTTCTTTACCTATACAAGCCTTGAGGTGGTTTTCCCTTCTCTTTTTTTCACTCTTTCGCATTCTTTTATATACAATTGGGTTTAACTCTTTTTTGAGACACCCACATGATTTTGTATTTAAAGAATTGACTGCTTGCTGGTACAACTTTTTATAGTTACCACAACTACACTTATATAAGTTTATTCTACTACCATTCTTGTCCCTATGAGAGAAACGAACGCAAGTAAGTCTACTGCCAGCTACACGACCAGTTAGTTGACCACTATCATTAGGATGCACTTACATCCTCATTAGTTAAATGGTCCTGCTTAACAATGCCGTGTTTCCTAACACTATCAAAGGTCCAGCTATATACTTTGTAATACTCAGATCCAGAAACTAACTTTTGACTGAAATCATCAGATAAAGTAGGAAGTTTAGTAATGGTTCCACCTTTACTTTTATATGCTTCTACTGCTTTATTAACTTGTTCTCTGGAGATTAATTGACCCTTGCGTACCCTCTTGTGTGCTAATGCCCTACTAGCGAAAGTATTTAAACCCATGTCCCTCTTAATATAATCTTGCAGAAGTGCAAGTATGTGAAGTAATGTCGAATTAGCAGTAATGGCAAAAGCGGAAACTTAATTGTCGCTTATGGAGTAAACTGGTAATTCGTAGGTATGAAAAAACAACATGGCACATGGTAATTTAGTTGTCAACCCCTTCATCCATCTTTTTTATTTTTTCTTCTATTGCTTGCTCTACAAAACTTTTAAGAGGTATATCTAACTGATTTTTCAGCATAAACATTTTAGTTTCTCTTACGAGTTTTCGGGATAGCACTACATTGATAACCGAATTTCTGTAATCATCTTGCATTATTTTCTTACACTCCTATGGTTATAGATCCTACCTATAGATCCTTTCTATAGTTGGGAATTAGAGAGAGAGGGGTGCGTGAGAAACACCCCTCAACTTCCTACATTATGTTAAGTGCTTCCGCTTTGTTCAAAGCATCCTCTGCACTAATATTTAAATAAAGAGAAGTAGAAGCAACATTAGAATGCCCTAATAGTTGTCTACACGTTTCTATATCCCTAGTTTTACCATATACAATACTAGGTTTGGTTCTACGTAGGCTATGACTAGAATACAGTTCCCAATCTAGTCCTGCTTTGTAGGCTATTTCTTTTACTATATTTCGATACATCTTATCACTAAGAGGTTTCAGGTTACCCAGCTTGTCCGTTGCTCTACTTGGGAACAAAGGATCATTGCTTTCTAGTTTTCGGGTTCTTACCCATCGATCTACCAGATCCATAGTGAACTCTGATAGTCTACATGAAACTCGTCTAGATGTTTTCTTCTGCTTGATCTCTATGTTCTTGCGAACTCTTCCATGAGAATCAATTAAATCTTTTACCCTAAGATTTATTAAATCAACACATCTAAGACAAGTATCTACATGAACACAAAATAAAAGTTGGTTTCTACCATGCAGGTTAGCACGTATTGCAAGGATCTGGTCCTGTGTGAAGGGTAGTTTTTGGGGCATGATGTTCTGTAAGTTGAGAAATTAGAGAGAATGTATAGTTTTCGGGATGATGCATTTCAGTCCTTTTCAGGGGAAAATAGTTTTCGGGCATCCTGCCAAGTTTTCGGGTCCATCC